CCGGCGCCGACGCGATGGTGCGGGACGACGTCGTGAACGCCATGCGGGTCCGCGAGGACGCGGCCTTCATCCGGGACGACGGCACGCAGTCGACGCCGCGCGGCCTCCGGTACTGGGCGCACGCCGATAACATCTTGGCGGCGAACGGTACCGCGTCGGTGGCGAACACGTTCAGCGACATCGGGAGCCTGATCCTCAAGCTCCTGGAGGCCAACATCCCGATGATTGCGCCCGGCTGGGTGTGGGCGCCGCGCACCGAGATGTACCTCCGGACGCTCCAGAACACGAACGGCTTCTCGGTCTTCCGCGACGAGATGGCGACCGGCCGGTTCTTCGGCTTCCCGTTCGCCGCGACGACCGGCGTCCCGGTCAACGTCGGGACCAGCAGCAACAAGTCCGAGATCTACCTGGTGGACTTCGCCCAGGTGGTGATCGGGGAGGCGATGAACCTGATCGTGGACGCCTCGCAGGAAGCGGCCTACCACGACGGCTCGAGCGTCATCGCCGCGTACTCGCAGGACCAGACGGTCGTGCGGGCGATCGCGGAGCACGACCTCGGGCTCCGGCACGACAAGGCGGTCGCGGTCCTGACGCAGGTCGCCTGGCAGCCGGGCAGCGTGTAAGAGACCTGAGCTGAGGTGAGCGAGAGAAACGCCCGGGGCGGGGACGCCCCGGGCACGAACACGGAGCGGAGGGGGAGCAGATGATCACTCGAGACGCACACCAGATGCAGGTGGTGCCAGGCTTCACGCACGGCGCCAAGATCTACTCCTGCGCGATCGACACCTACACCTGCGCGGAAGCCGGTCAGACCTCGGCGCTCGGTGACTCGGGCTGGTTCCCTGGCCACATCATCGATCGGCTCGGGCTCCAGCGGCAGTACAATTCTCTCCTAATCGCGCCGGTCGCCGTTGGGCAGGTCGTGGCGTGCAGCACCGCCACGAAGCTCGTGACCTACATGGCGCTCTCGGCGGGCGTCCAGCACGCTTCGGCGTCGGGCGGGACCTTCACTGCGTACTCGACCCAGGACTTCCTGACCAATTCGGGGTTCTGGCGCCAGACAACCAGCACCTCGACCGGCGGCCTGTTCTACACCGAGGTCCAGCGCGACGTCGGGAACAGCACCGAGATCGGGCACGGCGCCGTCCTGGCGTCGACCGCGACCTCGACGTCGGCAGGCGAGTCGATCGTGTCGGGCACCACGTCCTCGGGCATCGCCTATTACGCGGGCCCCGGCGCGGTGTTCGACCTCTCGGGCGCCAAGCGGTACCTCCGGCCGATCCTCCGGTTCCACACCTGGTCGACCGGCGGGAGCACGGACGTGAACGGTGTCTCACACATCAACCTCTCGGCCGCTGCGATCTTCGGCGAGCCGGGCGAGGCGCCCGCCTCGACGAGCCCGAGCAAGCGGATCCTCGTCACCTCGGGCTGCGCGACGTAGGATGTCCGACTTCGTGAGGGCGGGCGGGTCCCATCTCTGGGGCCCGCTCGTCGGCATCGGCCTCAGGCGCAAGGCGTGGGCCGCGTGACGGAGGTCGTCCTCCTGCGGCGCCTGACGGACCCGCAGTCCGGTGCCCTCTGGCACCCGGGCGAGACGGCGTCGTTCGAGGACTGGATGGCGCGGGCGCTCGTCGAGCGCGGGGTGGCGAAGATGCCGCCCCTCGTCGAGGGGCCACCCGCCCACAAAATGGTGGCGCGTGCGCCGGCCAAGAAGGGCCGGAGCGAGCAGTGAACCCAGGAGACATCGAGGAGGCTCCGACCGTATGTCTTCCCACAAGACCTTCGCAGAGCAGGCGCCGGGCGCGACCGGCGTAGACCCGAACCACTCCGCCGAGACCGGGTACAGGGTCTCGGTCGTCGACGGCCCGGACGGGGTCGTCAAGGTCCCGGAACCCGCGCGCAAGAAGATCGCGGTCTGCGGGTTCGCGGCTTCGAGCCGTAACCTCGCTCCGTTCGACGACCCCGAGTGGGAGGTGTGGGGCCTCAACCAGCTCTACCGCCACATCCCGCGCGCCACGCGATGGTTCGACATCCACGCGAACTGGCGCGAGGACAACGTCCCCGGGACCGACCACCCGGCGTGGCTCCAGCAGTGCGGCATCCCGGTCTACATGTCGGGGCACGAGCCCTCGGTCCCGACCAGAGTCTGTTACCCGCTCGCGCGCGTGATCGAGCGCGTGGCGGGGGTCGACTACTTCACCTCCACGGTCGCCTTCATGGTGGCGGCCGCGATCTACGAGTTCGACCGGCAGGTCGACGCCGAGGTCGAGGAGTTGGGGCGACGCGCGGCGGGCGAGGAGCCGCGGGTCGGGGCGCTGGGGGTCGTGGAGAACGATCTGCCGAACAACGGGCGCGGCGGCCTCGACAACGCGAGCGCGAAGTCCCTCATCGCGGACCCCGCGGCCTTCCGCCGCTGGCTGGCGGGCCGGTACGGCGTGCGGGAGCTCGGGATCTTCGGGATCGACCTCATCGTGGGGACCGAGTACGACTGGCAGAAGTCGTGCGTCGAGTATCTGCTGGGCGTCGCGCACGCGCGCGGCATCACGGTCAGGCTCCCGGAGCAGTGCGCGTTGCTGAAGCAGCGTTGGCGCTACGGATACGAGACCGAGCCGAACGGCGGGCTCTTGCGGATGACGGAGCTCCGGAAGCGGGCCGAGGCCCTCACGACGCGGCGCAACGCCCTGATCGCCGAGCTCCAGACGATTGACGGGGCGCTCCAGGAGAACGGGTACTGGGGGCAGGTGATGGACTTGCGGTCAAAAGGCGGGCGTGTCGTCCTGAACGAGGATACATGACGTGCGCCCGTATTTCGGGACATGAGGGTGCAGCGTACAGTTGCCCGCATTTCGGGGCGGGAGGCAGCGGTGACTGACGAGAAACGGCAGACGTTCCGGGTCGTGATCGAGCTCGAGGCCCCGACCGACACGCTGGCGGTCGAGGCCGCGGGCGCGACGGTCGAGTACGGGCGAGCCCACGGGATCCTGGTGGTGGGGGCGCGGGTCGAGCAGCCGGGCGGGCCGCCGCTCGAGGTGCGGGGCGCCCCGCTCCTGGAGCCCGGGACCCGGCGCAGGGGGGAGTAGGCATGCCTGAGTCGATGGGGTACTCGACGGCCCACTACATGGCGACGTGCGGGGACGCACCGGCCTCGTACCTGAGCTTCGGCTTCATGTCGGCCGGGGTTCGGCTCTACAACTCGTGCGGCCCGCGCCTGTTCTACGACCTCCAGGGGTGCGCCGCCACCACGAAGTGCGCGTTCCTGGCGTGCGCGGCCGTCGAGGTGTTCGTCGGCCTCAACGCCTGGGGCGTCAGCCTGAAGACCACGTCGACCGCCGACGCGGCGGCCCAGCCGCTCGTCGGGGTCTCGGCCTGGGCGTCGGCGTAGGGGGAGAGCGATGGCGTACGCGGGGTGGTGGAACCACGGAGCGCGGCCGGTCCTGAAGAGCGAGGGGGCGGTCAGCCAGGACGTCGCGGCCTGCGACATCGGGGACGGGGTCGTGTCGAGCGAGAAGGCGACCGCGAACCTCCGGAGCCGCTCGGTCCTGCTGTTCTGCGAGGCCGCGACCTCGACCGAGGCGGCGGGCGTCGCGGCGGCCGGCACGACCGCGATCGTCGCGTGGCGCCCGGGCGTCAACATCAACGTGACGCGCATCGCGCACGTCACGCTCGGGGCCTGGCAGAACGCGACGTGCGATAACCTGACGCTCTACGGGAACGCCGGGACCTGCATCGGGGACATCGGGCTCAAGGCCGCCAGCACCGCGATCGCGCGGGGCGTCCGGACGGCCGGGTCGGCGATCACGCAGGCGGCGCTCGCCGCGGGGACCGACGTGCTGCTCCAGCAGAACCTCTCGACCTGCTCGGTGTCGGCGCGCTCGGCCGTGCAGATCGACTACGAGACGACGGGGTAGGGCGGTGCGACTTCGCGCGGGCGAGAGTCCGGGCGGGGCGAGGGCGGCGGCGGTCGGCCTCCGGAGCCGGCCGGCCGTCGCCGTCGGAGCGCTGTTGCTCCTCGCGGTCGCGGGGTGCGCCACGGTGCGGCCCGCGGCGGCGCCGTGCGCCCCTTCCGGGATGCCGCCCGTCGCCGAGTGGCGCGCCCTCGGGGCGCAGCCGGTCGTGCTCGAGGGCGCGGCAGGCGTCCCGCCGACCTACGGGGTGGTGGTCGACTACGCCGTGAACGCGCGGCGGGTGCGGGGCGTCTGGGTCGGGCGTGACCTCGTCGTCGTGGACCCGGACGCCGACGACCCGGGGCGCCCCGTCTGGCGCGACCGGGGCGCGCTGGGGGCCGACGGGCGCATGACCGGCCGAGCCCCGACGTGCGACTGGGTCGAGGACTCGGGGCGGCGCGCGTGATCGGCCTCGAGCGCCCGCGCCTGACGTTCGCGGTCCACGAGGACGGATCGCTCGAGGTGACGTCCCCGTGGTTCCCCGCGATCCTGATCCACCGGGACGTGGTGGCGACGGCGGACGGCCGGCGCCTCGCGCTGCGGGGCGACGACCTCGAGATCCGGTGCACGAACGGCGGCGCCCTCTACCAGCTCGGGGTCGAGAACCGGCAGGGTTTCCGGCGCGGGCGTCTGCTGAGGAGCTGGGGGGTCACGTGAGCGAGATCGACCCGAAGGAGTTCGGCGAGGTCCGGGCGAACACGGCGGCGCTGCTCCGCCTCTACGAGGAGCACACCCGGGAGGAGCGCGAGTACCGCGCCGAGGACCGCGCTGTCCTTCGCGACCAAGCCAAGGCGTTCGACGCCCGGGTCGCGAAGCTGGCGGACGACCTCCGGGATGCGCTTGCTGGGCACGACACCCGCCTCGGCGCCGTCGAGCGCTGGCAGGCGCGGATCCTCGGAGCTATCGCGCTGCTCAGCGCAGGGCTCGTCGCGGCGTCGGGACTCCTGCCCGGGCTGCTTAAGTTTGTCTGGGTCTGGACGCGCGGGGGCGGCGCCTGATGCTCTGGGTGTGCGCGACCGCCAGCAGCACATCGGGCGCGAGCCTGACGTGCGAGCTCCGGGACGCGCTCGGTACGACCGCGACCTCCGAGGACGAGCGCCACCGGAGTCTCCTGCTCCGCGCCACCGCGTGGGCTGAGGCCGTGGTGGGGCGCCCGCTGCTCGCACAGGTCTACAGCGAATCGGTGGCGGCGTACGGGGGCCGGCGCCTCGCGCTCTCGCGCTACCCGCTCCGGGCCGTGCTCCGGATGTTCGACAGCACGGCGACCTGCGACGCGACGGAGTTCTGCTCGACCGACTACGTGATCGAAGACGCGGAGGCCGGTCTGCTGGCGCGCGACGCCGGCTGGTCGTGGACCAACCGTGGGGCGGCAGCCGAGACATGTTTCAGCCTGGGGCTGACGCGCTCGTACCTGCCGGGCCGCGAGGAGCGCCCGTGGCTGGTCGAGTACGTGGCGGGGTACGTGTTCCCGGAGGCCGCCACCTGCTCGGAGGTCTGGACCACGGCCGGGGGCACCACCTCGACGGCGCGCTCGCTCCCGTACGACCTCGAGCAGGCGGTGCTCCTGAAGGCCCAACGCTGGGTCGGAGGCGGGCAGGACGTCACGTCGCGGCGCGTCGGGGACCTGGGGGTCACGTACGCGGGACCGGGCGAGCGCGAGGAGGAGCACCTCCTCGAGCGGTACCGGAGCGCGGTGTGACGGGAGGCTAACATGGACTCGCTGAGGCGGATGGAGGAGCTGGGGGCGCGCGTGCGGCTGCGCCTGCAGGTGCGGAGCGCGTAATGCTGCGCGAGCTCCGCGCCCTCTGCCGCCAGACCGTCCAAGTCGCGCCGCGCACGGGCGTCGACGGGTACGGCGAGCCGACCTACGGGGCGGACGTCGCCCACACGGCGCGGGTCGCGGGGCGCCATCGCTTGGTGCGGGACGCGCGGGGCGAGCAGGTGCTCTCGACCCGGACGGTCTGGTTCGTCGACATCGTCGAGCTCGACGTCCACGACCGCGTCACGCTCTCGACCGACGACGTTCGGTCGACCGAGGAGACGGTGCGGCGGCCGGGGCTCCTCGATGTCCAGCGCCTGCCGGACGACCTCGGGGGCGTCACGGTGGTGGCGTACCTGGCGTGAGGCCCCTTCGGGACCGGCCGCGGCCCCAGCGCCCCGGGGCGGTAGAATAGAGCCGTGGCGAGCGGGTTCCTCAGCGACCTCGACGTCCGGCAGGTCGGGTGGGCGCGGCGCCGCGCGGTCTGGATGACGCTCGCGCCCCTCCGGTACCGGAGCGAGGCGCTGGGCGGCCGGGTCGTGCTGGTGCCGGCGGAGTTCGTCACAGACCTCGCGTCGGTCCCGCGCGCGCCGCTCGCGTACCTGCTGGCGGGCGGGCGCGGAAACCGGGGCGCGGTCGTGCACGACTTCCCGTACCAGTTCGGGTACTGGCTGCTAGACGACGGGTCGCGGCTCGAGGTCGGAGAGAAGAAGATGGCGGACGACGTGTTCCGCGAGAGCCTGCTGGCAGACCCGATGAGCGGCGTGGAGTCCGGGGCGCTGGCCGGCGTGATGTGGGCGTTCGTGCGGGGCTTCGGGCGCGGGGTCTGGGCCGACGACGGGCGCGCCGTGCGGCTGAACCCCGAGTGGTCGGCCAACGGCGGGCCGGAGGCGTAGGGTGGCGGAGACCAGGACGGTGCTGGTGGGGGGCGAGAGGCTCCGGGCCGCGCTCAGGCGCGCCAGGGCCGCGGGCCCGAAGCTCGCGGGCTCCGCCCTGTACCGCGAGGGCGAGCGCGTAATGACGCGCTCGAAGCGCGAGTTCGTGCCGGTCGACATGGGGGTCCTGCGGGCGAGCGGGCACGTCCAGGCCCCGAAGGCCGACGCCCTGGGGGTCGTCGTGACGCTCGGGTACGGGGGCGCGGCCCAGCGGTACGCGCTGTACGTGCACGAGGGGACGGGCCCGGCGGTCGGGCGTCCGCCCTTCATGCCGCCGCCCGAGGCGCTACAGGGCTGGGCGCGCCGGCACGGCATCCCGGAGGACGCCCTCTACCCGCTCGCGCGCGCGATCGGGCGCCGAGGGCTGCGGCCCCTCAAGTACCTGGAGAAGCCGCTCCTCGAGGCGGTGCCCGGCATGGGCGTGAGGCTCGCGGCCGACGTGCAGCGGGAGGTCAAGGCGCTTGCTGCTCGATGACGTGGCGGACCTCATCTCGACGGGCGGGCACGGGACGCTCGGGACCGACCTCTTCAAGGGGATGCTGCCGAGCGACCCGGACGAGGCGGTGGCCGTGATCCACTACGGAGGGCTCGAGCCCGTGCGCGCGATGGCGGCGTCCGCGGGCCAGATGCTGGCGGAGGTCGAGCGCGTCCAGGTGCTGGCGCGGGCTCCGCGCCTCGACTCGGCGCTCAAGAAGTCGCGCGACATCTTCTACGCGCTCGACGGCGCGAGCAGAGCGGTCAACGGAATCCAGCTCCGGTGGGTCCAGGCCCTCCAGTCGCCGTTCGACCTCGGGCCGGACGCCGGCGGGCGGGCGGTCGTGGGGTGCAACTACCAGGTCGTGCGGGACGCGGCGACGTCGTCGTGACGCTCGAGCAACTGGTCGCGATCCGGGCCCAGGCCGTGGCGATCGTCGCGGGGGCCGACGCCCTGCTGCGGGAGCTCGAGGGCGCGGCGGCGCCGGAGCCCGCGGCGGCGCAGGACGACGAGGCGCACCGGCACGCCTGGATCGAGGCCCCCCGGATGGGGGCGCCGGGCGGCCGGGTCTGCGCGGGGTGCGGCGAGGAGGGGAGTCTATGAGCGTGGTGCTGAAGGACGCGCAGGTGTTCACCGCGGGGTACGACCTCAGCGGCCAGATGAACCAGGTGGCGGTCGACAAGGAGGCCGAGTCGCTGGACGCGACGGTGTTCGGGAACGCCTCCCGCGTGCGGCGCGGCGGCCTCAAGATGGGGCGCATCACGGGGAGCGGGTTCCTCCGGCAGGGGGTGGGCGAGGTCGATCCCGTGCTGTTCGACAACGTGGCGGTCTCGGACGTCGCGGTGGTGGTGCTGCCCGAGACGATCGCCGAGGGCTCGACCTCCACGGGGTCCGGCTACATGACGAAGGCCGAGGTCCTGCGCCTCCAGCTCGGGGGCGCGGTGGGGGACATCGCGCCGTTCTCGTTCGAGGCCGTGGGGCGGGGGGTCTAGCCATGATCGTCAGGGCGATCGTGCTGAAGGACGGCACCACGCGCGGGGTCGGGAACGACGCCGGGACGGCCGGGACGGTCTGCGCCTGCACGGGGCCAGGCGCCGGCATCGTGGCGGACCTCGGGGGCCGGGCGTGCGACGTCGCGCTGTACGCGGCGCTCCAGGTCCTGAGCTCGACGGCCGGGGGGATCAAGGCCCTGGTCCAGGCCAACAGCTCGAGCGGCTACACGGCGCTCAATACCGGGACCGACCTGGTGGCGTTCACGAGCCGCGCGTGCCGGGACTCGCAGTGGGCGAACATCCCGTGGAACTGCGCGTCGGCGACCAGCACGGACCGGCGGTACTACCGCGGCGCTTGGTCCCAGACCTGCGGGCAGACGAACTACTGGCTCACCGCCGTGTCGGTGGGCGACTGAGGAGGGCGCTGTGGCGACTTTTGTTTGGAAAAACGCGATGTTCCTGTTCAATGGCGAGACGCTCTCGTGCCACGTCTCGTCCCTGTCGTTGACGTACGAGGCCGAGTCGCTGGACGAGACCGCGATGGGCGACGACACCCGGAAGCGGCGCGGTGGCCTGAAGTCGCAGGGCCTGGACGTGATGTTCCACCAGAACTTCTCCTGCGTGGACGCGCTCCTGTTCCCGGCGGTCGGGTGCCAGAGCTGCATCGAGATCCGGGCGTGCTACGCCTGCTCGGCGGCCGCGAACCCGCGGTACCAGGGGACGTGGCACCTGCCGCGCTACTCGCCCGTGTCGGGCGGGGTCGGGTCGCTCCTGGACGCGACCGTGACGTTCGAGCCGGCGGGCGACCTGAGCCGGTCGATCACGACGTAGACGTAGTGGGTCAGAAACCCGTGGTGGGGACGACGGTACCCAGAGAGGGGAGGCTCCGGAGATGACGAGCGGCGTCGAGATCACGCTGGACCGGGTGCGGAGGATCAAGTTCACGTTCGCGGACCTGAAGGCGATGGAGGGGCGGCTCGGGAAGCCGATGGGCGAGATCGTGGGCGACCTCACGCGGCTCTCGGTCAACACCCTCCAGCACGCGCTCTACGCGGGGCTGCGGTCGGACGACAAGCGGCTGCGGTTCGAGGACGTCGAGCGGCTGCTGACCGAGTACGTGGACAGCGGGCGGGGGGCGCTCAACGACGTCCTGTACCTGCTCAACGAGGCCTTCACGGAGTCGGGGTACTTCGGGCGGGGGGCGGGGGACAAGGCGGCCGCCGAGTAGAGATGGCGGTCGGGTACGAGGAGGCCGAGGCGCTGGCGTACGAGCAGCTCGGCCTCGAGCCTCGCCAGCTCTCGCGCCTCACGCCCGCCGAGCTGGTGGCGATGGCGGTCGGGCGCCAGCGCCGGGACGAGCGCGAGATGTGGCGCCTCGCCTGGCTGGTGGCGCGCGTGACGGCCGCGACCGGGATGCTGAAGCAGGCGCCGCGGGTCTCGGACCTGATGCAGGAGCTGGTGGGCGAGGACCGCATGGCGCAGATCCTCTCCGAGGAGATGCGCCGGCACAGGAGAGAGGGCTAGGCGCGTGGCGGGCGAGGTCAACGTCGGGGAACTGGTCGCGAAGCTCCGCCTCGACATGGCGGAGTGGAAGCGGGGGTTCGACGAGGCGGCGCGCGGCCAGCAGCAGTTCGGCCGGGACTTCGAGCGGCAGTCGCAGAAGGTCTCCCTCGCGTTCGGCGGCCTGGTCAAGGGGGCGCTCGCGTTCTCGGCCGCGATGGTCGGGTTCCGGGGCGTCACCGGGACGCTGGCGGCCGCCAAGAACGCCGTCATCGGGATGAACTCGACGCTTGAGACCGCCCAGCTCCAATTCAAGGCCCTGCTCAAGTCCGGGGACGCCGCCAAGGAGCACGTCCGGTCGCTGTTCGACTTCGCGGCCAAGACGCCGTTCGAGACGGGCCCGATCCTCCAGGCCTCGCGCCTGCTCCTCACGTTCGGGGTCAGCGCCCAGAAGGCGCGCGAGTCCCTGACGCTGGTGGGGGACGCGGCCGCGGTCTCGGGGCGCGGCATCCAGGACGTCGCGTTCTGGTTCGGGCGCGCCTACAGCATGATCCAGGGCGGGCGCCCATTCGGCGAGGCCGCGATGCGGCTCCAGGAGATGGGGATCCTGTCGGCCGAGGGCCGGACCAAGATCGAGAAGCTCCAGGAGGCGGGCGCCAGCGCGAAGGAGACGTTCGCGGCTCTCGAGTCCGAGTTCCGCCGGTTCGGGGGCTCGATGGTCGAGATGGCCGGCACCTGGACCGGCCTGACGAGCACGATCTCGGACAACGTCCAGCTCGCGCTCGCCGAGGGGTTCCGCCCGCTCTTCGACGCCCTCAAGGCCCTCGCGAAGGAGGTCGCGGACTTCGTCCAGACCGAGGGGTTCACGCAGTGGGTGCGGAACACCGCGGAGCTGATGGCGGGCGCCGTCACGGGGACGCGCGACCTCGCCGCCGGGGTGGCGGACCTGTACCGCGAGCTGGACGCCCAGGCGCGGCGGCACGAGGATGGCCCGTTCAGCAAGTGGCTGACGAGGTTCCTGAACTTCGTTGGCCGGAACATCAGCGCCGTGCCGTTCCGGTTCGCCGAGACCGCGGCGGAGGAGCGGCAGCGCGCCGACCTCGAGGCCGCGCTGGCGCGCGAGCCCACGATGGGGCCGCCCGTCGTGCTACCGGCCGCGATGCCGGCCGCGAAGGAGGAGCCGCTGCCCGTGTGGGGCGGCAGGGAGTTCACCGGGGTGCTCTCGACCGCGGAGGTCCTGCGGGACCGCGCCGCGGCGCTCGAGGCGTTCGCCCGGGCGGGCGACGAGGCGGCCGAGTCGCTCTCCGAGGTCGAGGCCGCGGCCGACGACCTCTCCCAGGCGCTGTCCGACTGGCCGGCGTTCTTCGCCGGGCTCTCGGACGGGATGGAGGAGGTCGACAGCGACCTCCGGCGGATCTCCGCGGACCAGATCGTGCTCACGGAGAAGAGCGCCGGGGCCGAGGAGGCGATCAAAGCCGCGCAGGTCGAGCTCCGGGCCGGGATGGCGGAGACCGCGCAGGCGGCGGACGAGATGCGCTCAGCCTGGACGCTGTTCGGGCGGTCGCTCGACGAGCTGGGCCCGAAGGAGCGCGAGCAGGTCCAGCGCCTCGCGGCGATCCGCGAGGAGGCGCGACGGTTCGGCGAGATCCGGGGCTTCTACCTCGACGTCTTCGGGGCGGTCGGCGGCGCGTTCGAGAAGCTGGCGACCGGCATCATCCAGGGGACCCAGACCGTGAAGGCGGCGTTCGCGAACCTGGGGCAGTACATCATCGTGGAGTTCGCCCAGCGCGTGATCCGCCAGGCGCTGGCGCCGCTGATCAATTCCCTGGCGACGCTCGCGGCGGGCCTCACGATGCAGTTCCTCGGGGGCGGCGGAGGGGCGGGGGGCGGGTTCCTCGGGGGCGCCGCGCAGGCCGCGGGCTCGGCCCTCGTGAGCGGCGGAGTCGGGGCCGGCGCGAACGCGGCCGGGGGGTTCGGCGGGGTCGGGACGTTCCAGGCCGGGCTCGGGTTCGCGAACGCCTTCCCCGGGATCTACAATCTCCCGAGCAACTACGCGCTCGGCGGCCTGAGCGGCGCCGCGTTCGGGCTCCCGGCGAGCGTGTCGTTCGGGACCGGGGCACTCGAGCTCGGCGCCGGGGTCGGGGCGATCGGCGGGGCCGCGACGGCGCCGACATCCGGGCTCCTCGGAAGCGCGGGGATGATCTCGTCCTTCGCGCCCTACCTCGCGGCGGCCGGCATCGCGCTGAACCTCGGGTCCGCGATCTTCGGCGGCGACCCGACCGGGCCCGCGGCGATCGGGACGTACGCCGGGACGGGCATCGGCGCCGGGATCGGCGCCGGGATCGGCTTCGCGATCGGCAACGTCCCGGGCGCGATCATCGGGGCCCTCCTGGGCGGGGCACTCGGGGGTTCGGGCGGGGGCTTCCTCGGTGGGATGTTCGGTGGCAAGAAGAAGACGCGGGCGCAGCGGAACGCAGAGAGCCGCGCGCAGCAGGTCCAGCTCTTCAACGAGTTCGGCGGGGCCCTGGGCGGGGTCCAGAGCCTCCGCGATCTCTACGACGCGATCGCGGCGTTCCAGCCCGGCGCGATGGGCGGGGGGCGGAACCCGGTCGCCAGCACGTTCTTCTCGCCGGAGGACTTCGGGGCCGTCGGGCAGGCGATCGGGCCCCCGGTCGCGCCGCCGGGCTTCCAGTTCCCGTTCGCCTTCACGCCGGCGACTGCGCCCCGGCCGACCGACCTGTACCCCGGCGCCAGCGGCGTCTACATCGGCAAGGGCCCGAACTCGCTCGAGGCCACCCTGACGTACGAGCAGTTCGCCAGCGCGGTGCGGCAGGACCCCGACCTGATCAAGAAGGTCCGCACCCTCCTCTGGGCCGGCCCAACGCAGGACACCGGGATGAACCAGGGAATCTCGGACCAGATCGCGGCGCTCGTCGAGGCGCTGGTGGAGCTCGACGCGCAGCAGATCACCGCGGCGCGCTCGGCGCTCGAGCAGCTCCGGAACGCCGTGCGGGAGTTCCGGAAGGAGGTCGGCGAGGCGGCCGGCATCACGACGGAGTCCGCGGCGGACTTCGCGGCGTTCCGCACCCAGCTCGACGCTTTGGTGTCGGACTTCGCGGACGAGATCGCCGGCGCGCGCCAGGCCATCGCCGAGGCCCCGGACCTCGCGACCGCCATCGCGCTGACGGACGACCTCCGGACGACGATCGCCCAGCGGTACCAGGAGGAGCTGGCCTACATCCAGCAGGTGGTGGGGGCGTGGGTCGGGGCCCAGACGCTCGTCGACGCGGCGGTCCAGGGCCTGCGCGCGAGCGAGCTCGCGAGCACGAACCCGTCGGAGATCTACGGGGCGCGCCGGGCCGACTTCCAGGAGCTGCTGGACACGTTCTTCGCGGCGCCGGATCCCGGTATGGCGCAGGCGATCGTGGCGGGCGCCCAGGGGGTGCTCGAGGCCGGGCAGCTCCTGTGGGACCGCCCGAGCGCGGCCTTCCAGGCGCTGTTCGAGGACGTGGCCATGACGCTCGAGAGCGTGAGTGCCGCGCTCGGCGCGCGCGTCGCGGAGTTCACGGGTGGCGCGCCGTTCGAGGACTTCATGCGCGAGAAGCAGCAGGCCGTCGTTGACGAGCTCGCGCTCCTCCACGCGGACCTCCAGTTGGTGATCGACCGCCTCGACCCCTCGATGGGGCCCGAGGCGGCGCTCGAGTTGCTGGGCCGGCTCAGCGAGGAGGCGAACGCGCGGGCCTCGCAGAGCCTCACGATCGACCAGGTGGCGGTCGGGTACCTCGCGCAGATCGCGGCCAACACGGCGGGGCTCGGCGGCAACGGCTCAGCGCGGGGGCCCTGGGCGACGCTCGCGCAGGTCCCGGCCGGGGTCAGCACGTACCCGGACCCTACGACGGGGCTCTTCTACCCCACCGCGCCGGTCGCGGGAAGCTACGCCGGCGGGACGGACTACGTGCCGCGCACCGCCCCGTACCTTCTGCACATGGGCGAGGCTGTCTCGCGCGGCGGCGGTGGCGCGGTCTCGGTTCAGTTCGGGGACATCGTCGTGCAGGGCGGGGGCCGAGATCCCGAGGCCCAGGCTCGGGCGTTCGCGGACGCGCTCGAGCGCATGATCCGGACCTCGCCCCGGATGCGGGCGGCCGTCCAAGCTGCGGCTCGGGGGATGTAGCCGTGCCCGTGATGCGCCTCTCGTTCGCCAACCTCGCGGAGGCCGACGCCGCGGTCGCCTACGGGTCCGGCCAGGCGTGCAACTACTGCTCGACCGAGGCCCAGCAGCCGCAGCGCCCGTTCCGCCCCTGGCGCTCCGCCGACACCCAGACCACGCAGGAGTGGCTGCTGGACCTCGGGAGCTCGCAGACGGTCGCGCTCGTGGGGCTGGTGAACGCCGGCTTCACGTCCGCCACGATCCAGGGCGCCTCCTCGAGCGGGCTCTTCGCGGCCCCCACCTACAGCGAGGCCGTCGCGCTGACGTGCGACCCCCTCTCGTGGCGCCTCCAGCACGCGCACCTCGCGACGGGCTTCGGGTACCGGTGGCTGCGGATCAAGCTCGACCCCACCACCGCGACGTGCGCCGGCGGCCCGACGCTCGGCTCGACGTACTGGGAACTGGGCGGCGTCTGGGTGGCGGGCGCGCTGACCGACACCCCGGCCCACCTCCGGGTCCCGGCCGGGCTCCGGACCGTGCGGCCGCGGCTTGACGTCGGGCCCCCGCACGGCGGCTGGGGGCAGCGCCTCCGGATGGGGGAGCCGCGCGTCCAGATCCGGGGGTCGGTCAAGGCCTGCACGGACCCCGCGTCGCCCGGGCTCGGGGACGCGCTCGAGGACTGGCAGGACGTCGCGCGCCGCGCGTGGAGCGCCGACTATTTCTACGCCTACCTGAACCTCGGGGACCCGCGGCAGGGGTACGTGGTGCGGTGGGCCGAGGACCCCGACTGGCAGGCGGCCGGCGCGGAGGCCGAGACGATGATTACGCTCGACGAGGTGGTGGGGCCATGACCGACGCGATCATCACGCATACAGCGTGTTCGGCGGTGTCTGACCTCGGCGTGGCAGGCGAGATCGGGCCCGACGAGTGGAATGCCGCCCTCGTCCTGTCGGCGGGGAGCAGCGACGACGTCCTGGTCCGCGACCCGTCCTCCGGGACCGGCGCGAGCTGGGCCGCCCGCTTCGGCGTCCGCCGCCTCGAGATCAACGTCGTCCAGCTCTCGACCGGAGAAGCCCCGGACGCGGCGTTCTTCGGGAACGCCCCGACGCTCGCGTTCTCGACGTGCAACGCCGCGAGCGTGCGGTGGTCGATCGAAGCACCGGCGGACATGAACGTCGAGCGGCCGTCGTACCTCTTCGCCGTCGTCGGCGGGTGCCAGGCGTCGACGCAGGACGTCCGGAGCGTCCTCGAGTACCTGGCGGCATGCCACGCCGGGGGCAACCCCGAGGCTGCGGCGGCATCGACGGCGAATCTCCTGACGGCGAGCACCACGACGGGGCGCCTCAGCGAGCAGCTCGTTGGAACGTTCACGAGCGGGCTGTTCACGCAGAACTCGGTCCTCTCGTTCCAGTGGAAGCGCGACTCGTGCTCGACGGCGGCAGGCGACGCGCACCCCGGGCGCATCCACGTCGTCGCGTTCCAGTTCCAGTACGCCGAGCGCCTCGCGGCGACGTCGACGTAGAGAGGGGGGCCCAAGAGATGATCGGCGTGGGCGCGGCAGCGGCAGCGGCAGCGGCGGGCGCAGCCTCGAAACCGCAGAAGCTCCTCCGCCCGACCGGCGCGGAGTTCGGGGCGGCTGCGTTCCCGCAGCTCCAGAAGATCGCGGGGACGGCGTGGCCCTACTACGTGCTCGACTTCGACGCCGCCGCGTCGGAGGCCGCCCACTGGTACGCCCAGGTCCCGCCGGGCTTCACGCCGGTGACGGCGAACCTCGAGGTCTACTGGCTCGCGCAGGTCGCGACGTCGTGCGGCGTCGTGGCGTGGACGGTGACGACGCGCGCTGTCCCCTCCGCCTCGTCCTGGGACGGCGCCGGGGGCGCCGCGGCGATCGCTGCGGGGTGCGCTACGTGCGCCGGGTACGTCCTCCGCCAGCAGGTCACGTCGGGGCACATCCCGTGCTCGTCGGGGTGGGCCGGGAGTGACCTGATCCAGATCAAGATCGAGCGCGACGTCGCCACGGACACGCTCGGGACGGACGCCAGGTTCCTGATGGGCGTCCTGTCGATGTCGAGCAGCACGTAAAATGGCGTTCTGGCGGGTGAAGGCATTCGCGGTCTTCGACACGGCGGCACACCGCGACGCGGCGCGGGCGGCCGTCGAAGCCCGGGGCGGGAGCGCCACGCCGGGGACGGATGAGGAGGAGCGGCCGACGCTCCGGGCGGATATGGACCTCGCACGCGACGAGGCCAAGGCGCGCAACATCCGCGGCGCGCTGCGCGCCGCCCATCTGGCCGGGCGGATCGTTGCCGGAACGTTCACACTCCATCGGTGCACCCACGACGAAGGCCCGGCCGCGTGGCGCGACTGCAAGACGCTCTCCTACGAGGTCGGATGATGGCGTTGTCCTTCGACGGCGTGGACGACAAGGTCGATTTCGGCGATATCAACGCGATCGACGGCTCCTCGCTCCTCACGGTGTGCGTCTGGTACAAGCCGACGGCCGCCTCCGACGCCGCAGTCATCTGGGGCAAGGTCGCGTCGGTCGGCGGCGACGCGGCGGACCTCGTGCTGTGGCACGGCGTCGGCGACGGCAGCGTGGGCGCGGACTTCGCCTTCGTGATGGGCACGACCGCCCCGAAGGGTCGGGTCGCCGGCATCTTCTCGGCGGGGGTCTGGGTCCACCTCGCCATCGTCTACGACGGCGGCGGCGCGGCGAACGCGGACCGGTTGAAGCTCTACGTCAACGGGGTCGCCCAGACCGTGACGTTCAGCGGGACGATCCCGGCGTCGATCGGCAGCTCCGCCGACACCGTGACTATCGGCACGGACGGCGCCAACGCGTGGGACCTCGACGGCGTGCTCGCCCACCTCAAGGTCTGGACCGCGGCGCTCACAGCCGCGGAGGTCGCCCAGGAGATGGAGAGCGCACGGCCCGCGCGGACGGCGAACCTCGTGCAGTGGTCGCCGCTCGACGACGGCGTGAGCGCCAAGGACTACTCGGGGAGCGGCAACCACGGCACCGTCACCGGCGCCGTCCAGATCGCAGGGCCACCGGTCAGCTACGGGAGCGAGTAGATGACGGCACCAGACCGCCAGAAGATCTGGCGCCCCGTCTGGCTCGTGCGCCTTACGGGCGCGCAGTCCAGGACCTGGGCGCAGGCCGGGCTGTTCCAGGCCTCCGCGATCCAGCGCGGAGTCGAGGACTCGGTCCCGCAGAACTTCGCCGGCCGCGACCTCGTGGTGTCGGGGGTCCGGTACGTCGGGCGGATCACGGAGGAGCCGGTCGTCGAGCGCTCGTACTTCGACGCCTTCTACGGGGTCACGGGCGCCACGTCCGTCTCGTTCCGGCTCGTGAACGCCGACGGCGCGCTCGACGCCCTCCACACCGCGGACCTGCGGGGCACGACCCTCACCCTGACGCGGTACGACGAGGAGAGCGGCACCGGCGTGACGGAGTTCACCGGCAAGGTCAGCACGACCGCGCTCGGCGAGGGGTGGGTCGAGGTGCGGGCCGTCGCCCCGGACCTCAGCGTCTTCGAGCAGCCGGTCCCGCTCGGGACCGTCCTGGCCTCGACGTTCCCGAACGCCCGCGACCTCGGGGTCCCGATCCCGGTGGTGTTCGGGAACATCGAGCGCCACCGATGCCCTTACGTGAACGACGACCGGACGAACGACCAGTACGACTACCTGGTGGGGCGCGGCGCCCTGACGGTCGACCAGATGTACCGGCTCGCAGGCGACGGCACGCTCCACAAGATCGAGACCAGCGAGTACACGGTCGAGACCACGCGGTACGCGGGCCTCACGACCGTGAGGTTCCCGCGCCGACAGGTGGACTGGCAGAACGCCCTCTTCCCGATCTACGCCGATGTCACGGGCCTCTCGGCCGAGCGGAACTTCGCGCGCGCCGTCCGAACGCTGCTGTCCGACACCACCTATGGACTGAGCCAGAGCGTCAACGCCGCGAGCTTCAACGCCGCCGAGGCGCAGCTCGACCCCACGACCGGGACCGAGGTCACGGGCCTCTACTGCGACGGCGTACTGGCGGAGCCGCGCGCGGCCCTCGACGTCCTGCGTGAACTGCTGCTCGTGCGCGGGATGCGGCTCGACGCCAACGCCTCGGGCGAGTGGATGGTCTCGGTTGACGCGCTCCAAGCCGACGTCAGGATGGCGGTGCGGGACGGCGCCGGGGCTGGGGAGCGCAACCTCCTGGCGGTGTTGACGCCGCGCGAGCGCCCGCCGCTCGAGAACACCGTCCGGGACTACCGCCTCGCGTACCGGTGGGACGCGCTGAGCGGGTACCGCCTGGAGGTGAAGCGCGCGGTCCACAAGGGGGTCGGGCGCGACGTCCTGCTCCAGCACCGGTTCTTGCGGGACTCGGGCGCGGCCGACAAGGTGGCGCACTACCTCTCGAGGCGGGAGATCCACGGGAACGAAGTCGTGGACGTCGCGGTCGCGCAGGAGGCGCGGCAGGCGGCGCCGGGCGACCGCGTGACGCTCACCTATGCGCCACTCGCCTACACGTGCGCCCCGATGGAGGTCCGGCAGATCAGCAAGGCGCTGGACCGGATCTTGATGCGGCTCGCGCCCTGGTCGTGCGCGTTCTACAGCTACTCGTGCGGGACGCTGCCGGACGACCTCGCGTTCCCGACCGCGGAGTCGACCGAGATGCCGGCCCCGCTCCAGGTCCCAACCCCCGCGACTGTGCCCCCGAGCTTCGGAGTCCTGGCGGCCCCGACCGCCCTGACGGCCGTGCAGGGGGGCGGGAAAGTGGTGGAGGTCAACGTCACGTACGCGGAGCCCGTGGATTGGGCCTCGATCGTCCTGTACCGCGCCTGCGGGTCCACCAGCACGGGCTCGGCGGTCGAGCACCGGCGCGCGAAGGCCAAGACGTTCCACGACGAGGACGTCGAGTACCTGACGTGCTACGCCTACTGGCCCGCGGCCCGGAGCCTCTCGTGCGCGGAGTCGAGCTTCGGGCCCGGCGAGGGGGTGCGCGTCATCCGGATCGTGACGGCGGACGTCGCCGAGCAGCAGATCTCGCGCGCCGCGATCACGAACAGCGTCGTGGCGTGTTACTTCTGCTCGACGGTGGAGTTCGAGATCCAGGCGGTGAGCAACTTCGTGCAGCTCCAGCGCGACACGGACGTGATCCGGTCGTGGCTCGTCGCCCGCCTCCAGCTCGACGGGCCGAACGACGGGTCGGCCCGCACCGCGTACTACCGGCTCCTGCGCAACAGCACGACGACGGGCGCCCCGTCGTGCGGCGAGGTCGTCTACTCGCAGTCCCTCTCGCTCGCGGGCGCCAAGGCCCCGAACGTGACGGCCGTGACCGTGTTCCGCTCCTTCCGGCTCGAGGAGCCGTGCAGCACCGGCTTCGTGTCGTACCACCTCCTCGGGCGCCTGTCCGACGTCTCGGGGGGCGCGGGCTACAAGGTCACGTCCTGGCGCTTCATGGCGGACGCGAAGTCGGCGTGAGGCACGGGGTCGCGCTCGACGCCGGCGGGTGGGTGACGGCCGTGGTCTCGTCGGAGGTCGACGCCCCGCCCGGCGAGGTGCGGGTCACGGCGGCGGACGCCGAGCTGCTCCAGGGGCCGGACGTCCTGCCGGTCGCGCGGTGGACCGACCGGGGGCTCGCGCTCCCGCACGACGACCGGGTCCTGTGGCGCGTCCTCCGGTCGCGCGGCTACAACGGGTACGAGGCCGTCGTCGAGGCCCGGGCGCACCGGCACCTCAAGGCGCGGTGGGCGGACAGCGGGGCCGCGACCCCGCCGCCCTCGACCGTGACGAGGTTCGACCCGCCCGACACGCCGGAGCACGAGTACCCGGATGTCCCGGGCCTGCGGCTGCGGCGCCTGACGGCCGACGACCTGGACGCCAGCGCGGCGGTCGGGGTGGAAGCGGGTATTTTCCCGGCCCGGTGCCCTGGCGACCCGCCGTGCTGCGACCCGCCGGAGGCGCACGCGTGGTGCCAGCTCGCGGGCCGCGTCGACCAGCCCTCGACGTGGCAGCTCGCGCTCGAGTTCCGGGGCCGGCCGCTCCAGCACGAGCTCGTGTACCTGGACGACCGGCGCCCGACCGTGACGTGGACGATCCACTTCAACCGCGAGCGCCCCGCCTGGTTCTGGCGCGAGGCCGAGCGCCCGGTCTGGGGGGCGCTCCGCGCGATGGGGCACGGCGCGCTCCTGTCCCGCACGCGCGCCAACCGCCCGGACTGGATCGCGGGCCTCCGGGCCAACTACGGGGCCCGCGAGGTGGGGGCGTACCGCGCCGCGACGCTGCTGGAGTTCCCGCTCGACGACGCGGTGTTCCGCGGGTGGCCGGCGCGCCGGGCGGTGGGGGCGACGTTCGAGCGCGGCGGCTACGCGACCCGCGAGGCCCAGGAGGGCGAGGTCCCGGCGCTCGTCGAGCACGTCCGGGGGCGCTGGCGCGACGCCCCGGACCAGGCGCTGTACGCCCAGCGGTGCGAGGACCAGTACCACCTCGACCGCGCCACCCTGCTGGTGACCGAGCGCCCGGGCCGCGCCGGGAAGCCGGACGTCCGGGCGGTCAGGTTCCGGGCCGACCGCGGGGGCCGGCACCTCGGGAACATCGCGCTCCTGACCCCGATGCGCCAGGAGCCGATGGCGGACTCGCTTCATGCCACGAAGGCCTGGATGCTGGCGGCCGGGTACAGCGACGCCAGCATCTTCATGCCGACCGAGTACTGGGAGTCGCCCGTCATGCAGGAGCACGCGCGGGGCGCCGGCTGGGGGCTCAAGGTCCGGCACACGAAGTTCCGGCGCCCACTCGTGGAGCTGGAGATGCCGCTTGTCTGACGCGTGCGCGATGGTCGAGCGGTGCGCGCGCCACCAGCTCTGGGAGACCCTGCGCCGAGACCCGGAGCCGCCGCAGGGCGGCGCGCCCGAGGAGCAGCTCGCCGACTATACGGTGCCATACCCGCAGGACGCGGGATGATATGGTTTCGGGAGGTCACGAGGCCGTGCGCCGAGGCGCTGTGGGGCCGCGCGATGGCGTCCCTGCCGGACCCCCAGGCGGCGTTCGGCCCGCGCTGGCGCGAGCGCCCGCGTCCCGGCGAGCGGACGTGGGCAGTGGTCGACGACCGCAGCAAGCTGCTGGGCGTCGGGTCCCTCGAGTCGGCGGGGTCGAACGCTGTGTCCTACTGCGTCTGCCTGCTGCCGGAGGCGCGGGGCTGCGGCGCCAGGCTGCGGGTGCGGGAGTACCTGGTGGACGAGGCGTTCCGCGACCCCGCGGTCCAGGAGGTGCGGGCCGCCATCCTGCTGTCCAACACCCGGCACCTCGACCAGCGGGTCCGGGAGCTGGCGGCCGGCCCGTGGGCCTGGGGCGGGATCTCGGGCGACCCTCCCGAGGCCGCGTTCACGGTCTCGCGCGCCGCCTGGGAGGCGCGGTGACCCCTCAGCGGCGCTCGACACGCGCCAGCGGCCCGGGCTCGGGGGCGCCGCCCGGCAGGCACGCGCCGGGGCGGGGCGAGCGCTCGAGCGCCGCGAGGCACGCCTCCTGGTCCAGGAGCGCGACGCCCGCCCAGCCGGGTGTCATCGGGACGGGCCCGATGGCCCACGGGGTCGAGTACAGGAGCCAGAGCACGAAGAGCGCCGTCGGCGTCATGATGCGGTCCTCCTATAGGGTATATCGCGGGGGCGCGGCATGAGTGTGGAGTGGGGGCGCGTCAGGCACTTCCGGCGCGAGGAGTGGGTGCACGACCCGGACCTCGTGGAGCCGGACGTCGTGTACCTGCTGGACGAGCAGCGGGCCGCGCATGGCGTGGCGCTGCCGGGCGTCCGGTACGTGATCCACGTCGCGTGGGACCGGCCCGGCAGCCACGACGCTGGGGACTCGAGCCACTACACGACCGCGCGCCCGCTCGCGACGGCGGTGGACTACCACGCCGAGGTCGTGCGCCAGGCTGGGGGCCGCCGCGTCGTGGAGCCCGTGCCGCTGGTCGACCTGTGGCTGTGGGCCGAGAGGTTCCCGTGGAACGGGGTCGGGCTCTACCCCAGGTGGAACACCCCGGGCCTTCACTGCGACCTCCGGCGCCTGGGGCGCGACCACCCGAACCTCGGGAAACGGTGGTGGCGGGACGGGAAGGCGTACAAGTCGTTTGACGAGGCAATGTTGAGACGGCTCCTCGGAGAGAAAGCATGAGCGGCGGCGAGAACGGGACGGAGCGGCTGGGGAGCTGCGGGCGGTGAGCCATCCGCCCGAGGCGCGATAAGGGAGGGCGTGGGACTGTACGACCTGATGGCCGCCGAGGCGGCGGGCCGGAGACTGAGGCCCTGCCTCCTGAGGGACTTCTACCGGGCGCTCTCGCGCGATGACCGCGCCGACTTCCGGCGGGCGCTCGCCGACCCGGCGATCAGCCAAGAGGCGTTCTTGAGCGTCCTGCAAGCGCGCGGGTACGCCGGAACGAGTCCGACCACCGTCCACAAGCACCGCCGTCGAGAGTGCCCAACGTGCCGAGCGGACAATGCAAAGGGGATCTATGAAGACCACGATGCAGGACGCCGCGAAGCACGAAACGGCGATCCGAAAGCTCCAGGCGGACAACGCGAAGCTCTTACGCCAGCTCGACGAGGCCAAGTTGACGTCCCGCGATCTCGTCGACGCCGTGTACCGAGCCGCGCGGGAGGCCGCTGACCAGGTCACGTACCGGCCGGTCGCCGCCCCGCGGGCGGAGCGCAGAAAGGATGACCCCGAGACCGCCATCCTACTGGTCTCGGACTGGCAGCTCGGGAAGCGGACCCCCACCTACAGCACCGAGGTCTGTGCCAAGCGCATCGCGCTGTACGCCGACCGCGTCCGGCGCCTCGTCGGCATCCAGCGGGCGGACCGTCCAATCCGGAAGGCGGTCGTGTGCCTGCTCGGCGACCTCGTCGAGGGAGAGACCATCTTCCCGGGCCAGGCGTGGCGCGTCGACGCCTCGCTCTTCCGCCAAGTCCTGCTCGACGGTCCCGAGATCTTGGGGACTCTCCTGCGCGACCTCCTCAACTACTTTGAGGAGGTCGAGGTCCACGACGTTGTCGGGAACCACGGGCGGATCGGGCGCCGTGGGGACTACCACCCCGAGACGAACGCCGACGCCATGCTCTATCACGCCACGCACCAGCAGCTCAGGGGCGAGGCACGCCTCCGGTGGTTGCCGAATTATCAACCCGGGGAGCGGGCCTGGTACCGCGTCTTCAGCGTGGGGCGGAACGCGTTCTTCTGCTTCCACGGCGACCAAATGCGGGGCGGGGGGTTCGCCGGCATCCCGATGTACGGCTTCATCCGGGCCATCATGTCGTGGGCCTCGGGCACGCTCCCGCAGCAGTTCCGGTACGGGCTCTGCGGTCACTGGCACTCGATGTGGTCGATCCCGGTCAACCAGACGCACGAGGGCCTTGCCCGCATCCTGTGGGTCAACGGGTCGACCGAGTCCGGCAACACCTGGCTCCAGGAAGAGATCAAGGCCCAGAACCCGCCCGGCCAGTGGCTCATGTTCGCACACGATCGCCGGGGGGTAACGGTCGAGCACCGAGTGTGGCTGGCGTAGAGAGGGGTCCAGGCTGACTACCTGCGGGCAACGTCCCCGGCGCCGGCCGGGGAGCCCCTCCCTTCCGCCAGCGGTACGATATTACGCGACGGGGGACAGATGAATGCGCTCTCGCTCTGCTCCGGGGTCGAAGGAATTGGATATGGACTCAAGCGGGTCGTGCCCGGCTACCGGACGGTCTGCTACGTCGAGGCGGACCCGTACTGCCAGGACGTGCTCATTCGGCGCATGGAGGACGGATGGTTGGATTGTGCCCCGATCTGGCCCGACCTCCGGACCTTCGACGGACGCCCGTGGCGCGGCCGAATCGATCTTGTCCACGCTGGGTTTCCCTGTCAGCCCTTCTCCGTCGCGGGCAAGCGACGGGGGGCCGACGACGCCCGCAACCTCTGGCCTGACGTGCGCCGGATCGTCGCTGAGTCCGATCCAAGAGTTGTGTTTCTCGAAAACGTTCCCGGTGCCTTGCCGTATTTCTTCCATGTCGTCCTGCCCGAGTTACACGGCCTGGGCTACGTCACTGCGTGCCGACTCGTTACGGCGGCTGAAGTCGGCGCGCCGCACCGGAGGCAGCGAGTCTTCGTGCTGGCCCACCGCGAACGTCCCGAATGGCGGGCGGAAGCCGAGGGGCGGAATGCCTCGGGCGGGCATGACACCGGACGGAAAGAAACGACAAGTTGGGCTTCACAATGTCGCGGAACAGTTGTGGGCGAGCCCGAGCGCGCACGACGGAAGGCGCCCGGGGTCAGACGCGACGAGCATACAGGGAACAAACCTGAAACGGGACGCGGAGTTGTGGTCCACCCTGACGAGCCGCGACTGGCGGTCGGATTCCAGCCAGAAGTCGGATGCGGAGATTTACGGGACGAAGGGCCGCCCGCTTGGCCGCCAAGCCCCGAGGAGCGGGATCGGTGGGCCGCCGTCCTCGCCCGTTGGCCCGACCTCGCCCCCGCGACTGAGGCTCAACTCCCGCTTCGTCGAGTGGCTGATGGGCGTGCCCGTCGGGTGGACCGACTTCGCGCCCTTGGCAACGCCGTCGTGCCCGCCCAAGCCGCTAGAGCGTGGGAACTCCTAACTCGGTGTCAATGAGCGCTATCGCCGTCGTCCGCGTGCGGGGCCCGTGGGCCCGACTCGAGGGACCGCCAGAGGCCCGGGCCGCGGCGCGCGAGGCCTTGACCGCCGAAGTGCCGGGCGCGCGCCACACGCGCGCCTACCAGAACGGCCGCTGGGACGGTACCAGATGTCTCGTCTCTGCGTCCGGCGCGTTCCCGTCCGGGCTCGCCGAGCGCGTGGCGGCGATCGTGGACGCGCGGATCCAGGTCGACGACGACCCCACGGCGCCGATGCCTTTCGCTGACCGGCTCGCGGGCGTCGAGCTGCGACCCTACCAGGTCACGGCCGCCGACGCGGCGGTCGAGAGGCGCCGGGTCTTGATCGAGTGCCCGACCGGGTCCGGGAAGACCGAGATCGGGGCCGAGGTGATCCGACGCGTCGGGGCCCCGGCCCTCTGGCTCACGCACCGGGCGGACCTCGCGCGCCAGACCGCCGAGCGCCTCCGCGCGCGGCTCGGGGTCGAGATTGGGCGTGTGGGGGCCGGGGCGGCCGACTGGCGGGCCGTGACGGTCGGGATGGTCCCGACCCTCGCCCGCCGCCTCGAGTCGCGCCACGCGGGCACGCTGGCCCGCCTGGGGGCCGTCAGGGTGCTGGTGCTCGATGAATGCCATCACGGAGCCGCCGACACGTGGAGACTCGTCGCCCAGGCCTGCGGGTCGGCCGCCTACAGGATCGGGCTCTCGGGCACCGCCCCGCGGCGCGACCCGCTGACCGACCTCCTGCTCGAGGGCGTGTGCGGCCCGACTGTCGTGGCGGCCGAGACTGGCGTGCTCGAGGCCGCCGGGTTCCTGGCGCGCCCGACCGTGCGGCTGCTGGAGCCACCGCCCGCCAGCTACCCGTCCTACGAGGAGGTGCGGGAGGCCGTCCTGCCGGACTGGCGCCGCGACCCGAAGCGCCTCGCGCGCCTCGGGACCCGCCTCTTTGACGAGGCCCGACGGCGGGGGATCGTCGGGAACCGCGACCGGACCGAGGCCTTCGCCGCAGCGGCCGCGCGGCACGCGCTGGCGGGGGAGCGGGTCCTCGTGCTGTGCGAGCTCCGGCCCCACGCCGCGGCCCTCGAGGCGGCGGTCCGCCGGCGCGGGGTCGAGCGGACGTGGTGCCTGACGGGGGAGGATCGGGACCGGGAGGCGGCGCTCGGGCGCTACCGCTTACTCGCTGGGGGCGGCGTGCTGGTCGCGACGCCGTGGTTCCGCGAGGGGATGGACGTCCCGGAGATCGACGCTGGGCTTCTGGCGGGGGGCTCACTGAGCGAGATCGCGGTCCTCCAGGGGTTCGGCCGGATGCTGCGGCCGCGATCAGATAAGGCGGAGGTGCTGGTCTACGACGCCCTGGACGGCCGGGACCCAGGCGCCCGGAAGGACTACCTGGCCCAGCACGCGCTCGCGCGCCTGCGGGTCTACCGTGAGCGCGGCTGGGTGATCGAGCGGCAGCCCGCCGGGGGGTGGAGATGAGGATTCCGAAGATTGAGGTTGGGCGAGATGTCCTTCATCAGTATCGTGCGGCCGATCGGGCGGGCCGGCAAGCCATCCTGAACCGCGTCGCGGAGGCGAGTGGGGCGCACCGGAAGTCGGTGATCCGGGCGGTCAACGACCTCGTGCGGGTCAACCTCGCGCTGGCCGAGAAGATCTCCCTCCGGCTCCAGGAGGTACGAAATGACCCGGCGCTTCCACCCTTCGTGGCGGCCATCCTCGACGAGGTTGAGTCGATGTGCGACGAGGCCTTCGCGGTGGAGAACATCGCCTCAAGAACCCACCCGCATCAGCGTCAAAATGGAGGCCAAAATGGACGGGGTTCGGTAACGAAGTCCGGCAATGGTAGCATGCGGGTAGCATCTAAGGAGCCCAATGATAGCGCCTGGGTAACGAAGTCACGTAAGTTGCAGCGCGCAAAGAAAAAAAGAGATGCTACCGAGACGTTACTTTCCTATACTAGTAGTAAGGAGTATAAAGTGATTAAGGATTCTAGTATTACTCCCCCAAAAAATCTGCCGGTAACCTTCGGCGGGAAGCCTGCGCCGCCTTCGGCGGCGCCTCGCGCTAGCGCGCGAGACACACTCGACGTCGTCCAGCTTCTCTCGGCCGTCGAGGGGATCCTCCACACCCAGTGCGGGCCAGAGACGTCGTACGGGGTCCGCGCCGCCGGCCTCGCCAGACTCCGGCTCTCGGAGGGCGCGGCGCTGGCGGACCTCCTGCGGGTCTGCCAGATCGGGATCGCCAGGTGGCGGCGGGAGAAGTTCCCCCCGCTCCGGAGCCTGTCGTACCTGTGGGGCTCCACGATGCGGGCGATCCTCGACGGGGGCGACGGCTCGGGGCCGGGTGGCGCCCGAGGCCAGGCCCCGGTCTTCCGCGAGGGCGAAGAGGCCGAGGCGTGGGCCCGGGGCTGCGAGGAGATGCCCACCGCGACCCGAGCCATCTTGCTGGGGCCGGATAGGTAGCTAGTGGACGACCTCCTCCCGCCCGAGCTCGACGACCTCGAGCCCGAGGACGACGCTGCGGCGCGGGTCCGGGCCTGCGGGGTCCCGTACCCGGAGTGGGGGTGGGGCAGTCTCCGGGAGTGGCGCGCCGAGGGGGTGTCGCCCGCCGACCTCCGGGATTGGGGGCGGGCCCCAGCGCCTGGGCGCTGGGGGCTCCTGCTTCACGGGGCGCCTGGGCTCGGGAAGACGGTCGCGGCCTGCTGCATGATCCGGGACGCCGCCGAGCGCCGGGTCGGGTCCGCGGGGGCCTGGGTCATGGTGACGGCCCCCCGCACCCAGGAGGCGGTCGTGGCCGGGGCGTTTCGGCAGCGCCCGGCCCCGGCTCAGTTCTATCGGTGGCAGGGCCTCAAGGCGCGGCTCGACGCCGCCAAGACCGGGGCGTTGCCGTGGGGCGAGGAGCCGCCCCTGACGGCCGACAAGCTGCTGGGCGAGATCGAGGGGCGGTGCGTGGTCCTGGCGCTCGACGACGTCGATGTCGACGCCCACACGCCCTGGAAAGAGGAGGTTCTCTTGCGCTTGCTTGAGATCCCGCTCCGGGGTCGGCGGTTGATTCTGACGACGAATCTCCTCCAAGACCGGATGCAGGCGCGGGACCGGCTCGGGGAGCGGGTGGTGGATCGCCTGATGGACCCATCGGTTTTCGCTCGCGTCCAGTTCTCGGGCGAGAGCCTCCGAAGGCGCCGGTAGGCGTTCGTGAGCGACCCGCCCGCCTACGGGCAGAGCTTCGGCCCCGGGTTCCTGCGCAAGGTCCTGTCCCTGTGCATCAAGACCGGGCTCCACCGCCGGGTGCCGGGTGCCTGCGACCCGGACCACTTCGCCGAGGGGTCGGAGGGGCGTCTCGTGGGCCCGCGCCAGCGCCTGGCGCGCCTGGTCGAGCGGCACGGCGAGGCGGACCCCCGCGGGTGGCCGGGCCTCGAGTCGATGGACCACCTCGTGGAGGCAGAGGTCCGGCGCCTTCGGACCGACGAGGCGGTGGCCCTGCGCGAGGAGTGGGGCGCCGTCCGGGAGGCGGAGGTCCCGGACGCCGCGTATGTCGAGGGCGAGGTCCTGGAGTGGATCGGGCGCTCTCGGCTCCAGCGCGCGCTGCTCGGCGCGGCGGACCTCTACCAGCGGGGCGAGTCGGCGGCCGAGATCCGGAAGTACGTCACCCGCGCGATACGGGAGTCCGAGCCCGCGTCTTCCGGCCGCTCCGTGCCGCTGATCGCGACCTACGAGGAGCGGGTCGCGCTCTGGGAGCGGGGCGAGGACCTCGCGGGGCGTGTGCCGACCGGCTTCCCGAAGCTCGACCTCGCGCTCGGCTCCGGGGTCCGGCCCGGTGAGGTGATGTACTTCCTGGCGCCCCCGAAGGGGGCGAAGACGAGCGCGCTCCTGAACGTCGCACTCAACGCCGCGCGTCGGCGCCACGGGGTGGCGTTCTTCTCGTTCGAGATGGGCGCGATGCCGATGCTCATGCGAATGGACCGGAACGTGGCGCGCGCCACCAAGCAGGAATTGCGGGCCGACACCTCGGGGATGGCGCGCGCCTACCGGGGCCTGATCGCGGCGGGCGCCGGCGAGGTCCACCTCTGGACCGGCTCCCCGCGGGAGGCGGGGGTCGTGGACGCCGTGCAGCGGCATGTGGAGGACCTGCGGCGCGAGGGCGAGCGCGTCGACCTCGTGGTGCTCGACTTCCTCAACATCATGGGGTCGGGGTCCGGCGAGCGCGAGCTCCGGCACGAGCTCGCGGCCATCAGCCGGGAGATCGCGGCCGCCGCTCGTGCGCTCGGGGCGGCGGTCTGGTCGGCCGCGCTCGTGAAGCGCAGCGCGATCGCCAAGGCCAGGATCCGGAAGGACGATATCGCGGAGGCGTTCGAGGTCATCGCGGTGGGGGACGGGTTCGTCGGGATCTGCGCGTCCGAGGAGCTGGTGCAGGCCGGGATGCGGTCCCTCTACGTCGCGGCCCTGCGGGACGAGGCGGACGAGCAGTTCGCCGGGACCTACCGCGTGGACCTCGACCGGATGGCGTTCCGGAGCGTGAAGGACGAGGAGGTGCCGCATGGTGCTGCGTGACCCGCTCGAGGAGGAGATCGACGTGCTGGTGGGCCAGATCTGCGACCTGCGGGCGCAACTCCAGGAGCGCGAGTGGCGGCTCGGGGAGTTGCGCCGCAGCCTGTACGCGCGGATCAAAGAGCCGTCATGACGGGGAGACTGGATAGAAGAAGGAGGGGGAGAAAAACAATGGCTGAGATCCGAGCGAGCTACAGGCGGACGTTTCAGGTCCGGCCGTACGAGACCGAGACCGTCGAGCTGTCGGTGGCGGACGAGGTGCCCGACGGCATCACCAACAAGGCCGATCTTGTGGGCCGCCTCCACGCCCAGCTCGCGGAGGTCGGGGACGCGGTGGTGCTGGACCGCATGGTGCGGGCTCCGCAGCAGAGGCCCGACGAGCGCACGTCAAGTTCTGGCCTCAATGACCGAACCGGTGATCCGTGGGCGGCGAATCCATGACCGCGGTCCTCCACTGCTGGGCCGGGAAGCTGGACGGCCTCGAGGTCGGGACCGAGGCGTGGGCGGAGGCATATCACCGGGGCTTCGAGGGCGAGGGCACCTGCATGCTGGAGCACGGGCACGGCGGCCCGCATGAGTTCTGGCCCGATGGCGATATCGGGGTGGAGTTCCTGTGAGCTTCCGGCCCCACGAGGTGGACGACATGCTGGCGGCGCTCTGGGGCCCGTTCCGCCGGGCCCTCACGCTCTGGGAGAGCGACTTCGTGGCGTCCGTCCAAGCGCAGTGGAGCCGCAGCCGCTCACTCTCGTCACGCCAGGAGCGGAAGCTCGCGGAGGTCTGGGAGGGGTTCGCGAGCGGCCGCCGGCGCGCGGGGGATGAGCCGGAGGAGTAGAGGTTTGGGGTCGCCGGACGCCGAGATTATCGACCTCGATACTTATCTCGCGGAGCACGCCGCGGTCCGGAACGCGGGGGGCGGGCGCGGGTACGACGAGGGGGTCCGGATCGTGGACTGCCCCTTCTGCGGCGAGCGCCGTGGGCGTGGGTGGCTCCAGGTCGAGGGGTTTGCGGCCGGGTGCTGGAACGCGGGCTGTGAGGCGGAGCCGCGCCTCGCGGGTGGCGCCGTCGAGTGGGTGCGGCGCCTCGAGGGCCTTCGGTCACGAGGCGAGGCGTGGGTCTTCCTGTTGCGCCACTACCCGCGC